CGGTGATGCTATCCCTAGTTTTTGTAGCTTTTGGGCTACATTTTTTACAATTGCATGGCTCGCTCATAGGGCGCAGAAATAAAAAAAGCCCGCAAAAGCGGGCGAAATTCGTGAATTTGATGATCTTTTCAAGCGGCGGCGTATAATCAGAACCGGGTCGCCATGGTTTAAACCACCACGTCTTGCAACGTGCGAGGAACCGTGACTCGGAAGTCAATGGTGGCCCATTTCATTTCACCAACCCATGATCGTAGTATCTGCGTCCATCCTGATACGCCTTGACGGTCAAGATCACCCTGTGCGAACCGCCTTCCATCTGCAACGGAGCTTCGTATGTCTCAACAGAATGAATATTGGGATCGCCACGCTTGTCCGGGGCCGATGCGATCAGCTTCGCGTGCTGTAGCAGGTCCGGTATCGCTGGCACAGTCTTGATCAGCCCTTCCCCGCTCCCATGAATCGTATGCTTCACGCCTGATCTGGTTACCTCGATCTTGTTGCCTGTGACTGTATTCGTGAATTTCTTGCCGATAAAGCGCTCGGCATAACTGAGCGCCTTCTGGCGTAATTCTTTGATGTCCGAATATGCGCCAAGCTCATTGCCTTTCAGACTGACCTTTGCGGTCGGTGCCACTCTTGCCCCGCCGCTACCGAATTGACCATTTTCAGACCGAGGGTGATCCCCTTCTTTCCACTCGCCAGCATCACCGGTATAAAAGTGGAAATGTATGTGTCTTGCCATATTTAATTAGGGATGATTGGCTCTGCCCAGCATCTGCAATTAGGAAAGCAGCCAGGGTGTGCTTTGGCTCCAGTGCGTTGATCGACTATCGGAGGGTCATTCCACCGATAAACGTTTCCGTTCAAAATCCGATGATCTGATCGAACATCGCTGTCGCCGCTGGTATACCATATATAGGAATCACTTCCAATGTATTCCGCCCGAGCCTGAGTCAGACTGGTCGCCGTCCGGCTAACCTCAGTCCTAGCGATCAGCAAAGCGCGGCTTTTCGACACATCGCCAATACGCATAATTTGCCTGGCTATTTCACTGGCGCGCGATGAATCCTCAAGACCTCTCAGTGCAAGTTCGTGTACGCGCTTCCCTGCTTGCTCTGGGATACTCTGAATCAAGCTAACTTGCTCTGCCAGCAACTGCTTCAAAATTTTTCCGGTCGGAGCGCCTGCAATTTCCTTGCGCATTGCAACCGACATCTCCTTAGTCATGGTCTTCCATGCGCGCTCATCGCGTAGTGCTACATCCATCAACATATTGCTGGCTGTAGTGACGGCCCACGGCTTAAGCATGTCTGCATACGCATCAAGCATCTGCTGGATAGTAGGAACATGCCTCATGTCACCAGGCTCGAATGGGCTGATGATCGCCTGTACCTGCACTGCGATCTTCTTCAACTGCATCCCATAACGCTGCTCGATACCGATAGTACGCACTGGATTCCGGATCTTCCGCCGGCGGTCGAGAGAAATGATCATCGCTTCAGCCAGCGTTTGAAAAATGAATCCTGAGTCTGCAACTGGCCAAGATCAGGAAGTGCCGAATCGCTTTCTGGCGGCGGCTCATCCTGTTCTTGCTGCTCTGCTGCAGCGATCTCTGCCTCCGAAATATTACCGAACATGCCCGTCACGGATGCAGAGGCCTTTAGCTCTTTCATACCAGTAGAGCGCTTCATCAAATTTGCATCTACTGCATCCACTACAGCTGTAACTTTCTTCGTGGCGATATCGGCCTTTTCTACTTCAGGCATATCATCCAGGCTCTTGAATGCAAACTGGAAAGCACTATCCAGCGCCTTACCAAGAACGGACATTGACATCACCATGAACATGCGGTGCATCGGCGTGCGCAAGTCCTTTTCCTGTTTTTGGTGAACCTTTTCATGGTACTGCCGGCGCGGACCTTCGCCACTATCGCTCAGCCCCGCAGGCGACTGCCCAAACATCCGCGACAATGGAATTCCTGTCGCGCCAGACAGTTGCTGAGCAAACTGAATCAACACATCCGGCAATCCCGAGAACGTGTACTGATGCGCCTCAAACTTATCTTTTGCATCGATAACGCTTATGCCTTCATTGGTCTGAGCCAGTCTGGTGAATTCAATTTGCGCCTTTAGTCCCGCCAACGCGGGCCCGCCGGATGCAACAATCTCCCGAAGCCCATCGACTGATAAAGTGCGAAGATGGGCCTTATAAACCAACTGACCGACACCAACTGAAGCACTATCAAATGCAATCAACCGATCCCACAATGGCTCCAGCACGGATAAGCCCCAGCCATTCTCTGCCATCCGCTGGTAAAACGGCAGATCCTCACCGTCCATGCGAATTACACGCGAATAGTGAATTTTCCCCTTCGACAGCCCTGTAGATTCGGCAAGCACGTTGTAAAACACGGGCTTGCCCATTTCCGGGCTAAATTCCGTTACAACATCCCCAACGGGAGGTGCCACCATCCATCTATCCAGTACCAATAGCCCCTTGAACTGGCCTTTGCCGATCGACTCAATGCGCAGCGGCGTAGCCATGTCCTGACCTTCGATCAGCATCACAGCAATGGCTCCGCCATAGAGACGCGCCCACTTACCTGTGTCGCAAAGATGATCCCAAATCCCCAGCGTAGTCATGCTCGCATCGAGTGCGGCAATATCGCCCGGATCAATCCCAGACATTTCCACGCCGCAGCGTGTCATGTCCTCCGGAATCGCATCAACAGCGGCACGCACGATCCACGACCCACGATGCGCAGCCTCAAGTTGGATACGGTTACGACTCTGGTACGACAACGAATATGTCGCTGCAGATGACTGGTTATCAGTTCCCCATCCGAGCCGAGCTTGGGCGTTCTGAAATGAATCATTGGTCTGCTGGCGCACAGTCGATCCGCTGCCTTGTTGGCCAGCAGTTCTCTTCGTCTTTCGGGACATTGGTTGAAATCCTTTTTATGGCTGGCCAAGCCGCGCCCAAATACCCATGCCACCACGGCTTTGTATGTAGCCATCAAGTGAATAGCGGACGGCATCCCATCCGTGATTCCAGGCGTCGACAATGATCGGCAAAATATCGCCTGTTTTCTTATCCACCTTGTAGCTATAGAGCCGAGCCTCTTGCTGCATTTTTTTGCAGCGGTCGTGAATATAGATCCTCTTGAATCCTTTTAGATGGGTAATCCCATCCTCAACAGATCCGGGCCACTTAGCAGCTGCATCTATCTGAAACCCCTGCCGCCGCATATAGCTGATCGTTTCTGGGCGTGCGGAATCTGCCTTGATTGGCCACAACCTAGCCCCTGGCACTCCGGGATACAGATTGTCATCTGCAGGACTCCACATGGCCAATTGCTCATTGGTTGCCCCATCCTGTCCGGCAAACAACTTCCACAAATCGTCCAACTCTACGCCATATCCAAATGCCTCCTGATCGATATACAGGCAGTCATCTAGGATATAGCTGCGGATTAGCGCAGTCGGGTCATTCGCAAAGCCCCAATCTGCGCCATAGAAAAACCGTGTCCCCTCTGGCGGCTCAAATGCATCAATGATGACGCGCTTGCCAAAGATAACTGCCTCGCTGATTTTTCTCGGCTGGCCACCCCATATGTGATCGTAATCATCTGGAGTACGGCGCAGGCAAGAAACGCGCTCTTTTTCAAGGACATCCGGGAAGAATGGATTCTCATCCCAGTTGATCTGTATTACCAGCGCATCATCGGGCGGTGCGAGCACGTAGGAATATGCCGCCGAATTTTCGTCATCAGGGTTAAAACTGATCCAAATTTCTGATTTTTCAGCGCGAATCGTCGGACCAAGTGTTTCGAAGCTGGCCTTGCTCACCTTCTCCGCCTCCTCGACCCACACCCGCTTAATACCATGCATCGACTTAATGCCGTCAATGCCAATCTTCAATCCTTTGAAAATGAAGGTACTCCCAGTGGTCAGGCATTCGATCGTTTTCTCTTGCACTGAAAATGCACTGGACAACCCCATGTCAACGATCAGCGCTGACAACAAAGCGTGGACAGAATCACCGATACTGGCCTGATACTCGCGCGCGCACAACGTTATCGATGCCTCTTGCATAGCAAGAATCAACAGCAGTCGCCCTATCGTCTCCGACTTCGCGCCGCCACGGCCGCCATGGACGATCTTCCAACGGCATGGCTCAAGAAGCGGGAGAAGCTTCTCGGGGATCTGTAGCTCATAGTCCATTCTTTGTTGCCGGTCTTATTCCGACAACACTAATCGAAGTCGGGAAGGTCTTAGGCGCGTCAGCCTTGTTCAGGTCATCTACCGCCTCTTTGTTTGCACGAAGTAAATTGATGCCGATCTCTGCCGACGCATTGGCCATCTTCGTAAGGACGGCTACACGCTGCAATGCCTCCGTTGATTTCTCAGGCTCAGCATCATCTACCTTCTCCACCTGTCCATGAGCAATTCCCGACAGCCGGTGGGCAGTCATAGCCCCATACCGCGCCGCGCTCGCCAAGTGCGAAGAGATGGCCCTCAGCTCATCAGCAAGTGAACGGGCGGCAACCTGTTCGGAAACGTTCAGATTCGAAAAAGCCTTTTCCGCCTCAACCAATTGATTTGCAACGGTTTTAACCGTTTCGATACGTTTAGAAAACCGGGTTGAGATTGCGGCCTTGCTGACCCCGTATTCTCGCGCCAAAGACGCGGCGGATTCTCCAGAGAGCAGCCGTTTTCCTATCCGCTCCCATTGCGCATCTGTCAGCTTCGACGGTCGTCCCATGT